TAGTAATGCGTCTTTAAAAGGTATTTGCTCTTTTTCACTCAACACTTTTGCCTCTTTATAAATCTCAAGGCTATCTTCATCAGCACCTGCAAAATCTACAAAGTCAGCTTCAGACTTTTGCTTGTTTTTTGTAGCAAATTCTCCAAATTCAACCTGTTTTGGCAGGGATTTGATGAATTCCTTAAATTCCTCAATAGGATTTTCGTCTTCCTTGAACTGAGGAACACTATCGAGCATAGTAAGGATTTTTAAGCTCAAATCTCTCTGATTTGGAGTCAAATTGCCGTATGCAATTTGCTCGTTCAAAAACTGTTCAAATTCTGAACGCCTCATTTGCAGGCGTAGCCTTGATAATTCCTGTTCAGCTTTTTGCCTTGCGATTGAATCATCTTGCATCTTTGATATTTGTGCAGACATTTCCTGTACTTTTTCTTGTAAGCCGGTAACAATTTCAGTAGTTTCTTTTTTACCGCTAAAGAGTTTGATTTGGCTCTCTAATTCTGAAACCTGCTCTTGTAACTTAACAAGCTCCTGATTTTCTTTTATTTCAGGTTCCTCTGCTTCCATCTCAAAAACATAAACTTCTGATTCGCCTTCTTTAAATTCAACAGGGTTCATTCCTTTAACCTGCGGAATTGCAGCACCCAAGAAAGAAACCGCTTTTAAATACGGTTTTTTGCCTTCAAGTTCTCTGTATATTTCAACAGAGATTTTCTTGTATTTACCTGCTTGAACATAATCTTTAAGCTCATCAGCTACATCTCTAAATGATGCTTTTAGTTTGCCGTTATCAGATTTCAATCCTGACACCCAACCAAAAGCCGGTCCTTTTTGTTCATGGTCAAGTGTTATAGGGGCTTCGCAGAATTTAGGGTCATAATTGCCGGCAAGTGCTTCAACATCTTGAGATGAAAAAACTCCCTGCGGATATTTTCCTGCTTTGAATACTTCAAAAAATTTCAAATCTAATCCTCCTACCAAGAAACAGGTTCTTTAGTAACAGCTCTTAAAGCTCCGTTGATGACGGTCAAGCCGATAGCCTGAGTTGCAGGGTCAATAATAAATCCTGTTTTACTCTGAACAGCAATGCCAAGAGCAGAGAGGATGTTTACCCAGAAAGTTTTTGATTGCCAGAATTTTTTAGCTTCATTCATTTTTTAGTCCTCATATTTTTTACTAAAAGTTTTTCAAACGAAATTTATATGAGGGAGTATAAGCTCTTCCTGAAAGTAATTTCAAAGACACTTTCACTAAAACTTTGTCTAGCACTCTGTCTTTGAAATCGGATTTTCAAAACGCTATGGTGATAAAAAATCCAATCTGTTTTTCCTTTGGCGAAATATATTCGCCAATTCTTTTCTAAGTAAATTTAGGGGGCAAAATGTCTGAAACCGCTTTATTAATCGAGCTTGTAAAAAACATCGGCTTTCCTGCCGTGATTTTTGCTATTTGGTACATCTACCACAAATCACAGGTTAAAACCTTTGAAGATGTAATAAACAACAACTTCAAGGTTTTAAAAGATTTGCTTGAAACTAATCAATACCACGCAGCGATTTTGTCCCGAATTGAGAGCAAGATAGACACTAATTTATGGTGTCCGATTCTCAAAAGATCACTAAAACACAATGATGACGAGGTTTTATATGAACATCGAAAAAATGCAGTATAAAGGGCAATTAGCAGAGTTAAGAAAAAAGTTTAAATCACTCGATACAGAAGCATCAGGATTGATTATTCTTATCCGTTCCTTTTTAAATCCTTACGAAGAGGACGTTACAAGGCTTGAAACTGATAAATCCGCTCAGGCAATGGCGAGATTAAATTCTATTGTCCTTGAAATGCAGGCATTAAAATCAAAAATTCAAAAAATGGAGTCTGATCTTGAGTAAGAAGCATATTTTCTATAATGAAGCTGAAAGGCTTTATGTATATGAATTTCTTGGAATTGAAGAAGTAGCTTCAAGGCTTAATCTTGGCTCAAGAACTATCAGAAACTGGAAAGACGAAAACGATTGGGAAAAGAAGAAAAGAGAATATTTGAAGTCAAAATTGGCATTTCATGAGGAATTGTATGAATTTGCAAGAAAGCTGATGTATTCAATTCAGGAAGATCTTGCAAACGGAGAAAAAGTTGACCCGGGCAGAATGTTTGCTTTTACCCGTATGCTTCCATTGATTACAAAAATCAAGGAATACGAGGATGTTGCAGCTAAAAAAGAGCAGAAGGAAGAGAACAAAGGCTTAACGGAAGATATTGTAAAACTTATCGAAGAAGAAGTTTTGGGGATAAAGCTAAATGAACCTTAATAAGTATTTTCTCCCCTATCAACAAAGATGGCTGAGCGATAACAGCAAAGTTAAAATCTGGGAAAAATCCAGAAGGATTGGTGCTACTTACGTTCAGTCATACGAAGACGTGAGGGACTGCGTAAGCAAAAAAGTTCCCTCCGTCTGGTTTTCTTCAGCTGACGAGTCAGCTGCAAGAGAATACATTGCTTACTGCGAGCAATGGACTAAGTTATTTAATATCGCCGCAAAACCGCTTGGTAATGTTGTTATAGATTCAGAAAAAGATATTAAAGCCTTTGTTATTGAATTTGCGAATGGTACAAAAATTCACGCACTATCTTCAAATCCCAAAGGATTCCGTTCTAAAGGCGGAAAAGTTGTACTTGATGAATTTGCACACCACGATAATCAGGATGAATTATGGAAAGCAGCAAGACCCTGCGTAACGTGGGGATTTCCACTCAGGATTCTTTCTACTCATAACGGACAGAACTGCAGATTTTTTAAGTTCATCGAGCAAGTAAACAAGGGAAAACTTAACTGGTCATCGCATACAACTCCGATACAGCTTGCTGTTGATGAAGGTTTAGTCGATAAAATTCTACAAAAACAGGCAACTCTTGAAGAAAAAGAAAATTGGCTAAACGAGCAGAGAGATAACTGTTTTGATGAATATACCTGGTTGCAGGAGTACTGCTGTGAAGCAATAGATGAAGCAAGCGCATTTTTAACTTATGAGCTGATTCATACCTGCGAGTTGGATGGTTTATACAGAGAACTGTCAGAGATAACAGGTGATTTGTTTGTTGGAATGGATATTGGCAGAAAGAAAGATTTAACAGTTATTTGGATACTTGAACTACTCGGAAACGTTAAGTACACAAGAGCCATAAAGGAATTGGAGCGAACACCGTTTCATATTCAGGAAGAAGTTTTATCAAATATCCTAAAACACAGAAATTTAAGACGTTGCTGTATAGATGCGACAGGGCTTGGAATGCAGTTGGCGGAAACTGCTCAAAAGAAATTCGGGCAATACAGGGTTGAAGCTATAACATTCACAAACAAGGTAAAAGAAGAGCTTGCGTATAACTTGCGAACTAATTTTGAAGATAAAACAGTGTATATACCATCCGAACACGACATCAGAGAGGATTTGCACTCAGTTAGACGAATAACAACAACGGCAGGAAATATCAGGTTTGATGTTGAAAAATTTGATACATCAGGTCACGCAGACAGGTTTTGGGCATTGGCTCTTGCACTTCATTCGGCAGCAGGTAATGCAGGACCTGTAAATATTGCATCAAGACAAAGAAGGGAAAGTTATGAACTTACGAAAAATTATTAAAAGTTATTTAAGACGATTTGAGGCTACTTTTAAAAGTTTTGCATAGTTTGATGCCCAACTTATACAAAAAATCCAATACAGAGAAATTTAAATGGTTTTTAAACGGCATTTATAAATAATTTAGAAGGTAAAATATGGCAGATAAAAATATCAATATTTCAAATGAAATAGCAACCAGAAAACGCTCATACAATTTTTATTCTCTCGGGATGATTTTGCCTGATCCTGACCCAGTGCTAAAAAAACAGGGCAAGGATATAAGGGTATATAAAGAATTGCTGTGCGATCCGCACGTTTGGGCCTGTGTTCAATCAAGAAAAGCAGGAGTTCTTTCTCTTGAGTGGGAAATTGATAGAGGTAAAGATAAAACTCAGCAATCGCAGTTTGTTGAAGATTTCTTTAAATCTATTGATTTGCACTCTGTTATATCTGAGATATTAAACGCTTCATTGTTTGGTTTTCAGCCATTAGAAATTATCTGGAAGAAACAAGGGAATATGATTTTACCCTCTGAAATTAAAGCAAAACCTCCTGAATGGTTTTGTTTTGATGATGATAACAAGCTTAAATTCAGAACTAAAGAAAATTACAACGGTGAAGAACTGCCAGATAGAAAGTTTTTATGTCCTCAATCCAACCCCAGCTATGAAAATCCGTATGGAGAAAGAACTTTATCCCGTGTTTTATGGCCTGTTGGTTTTAAAAAGGGTGGCTTGAAGTTTTGGGTAATATTTACTGAAAAATACGGAATGCCGTTTTTAGTCGGTAAACACCCGAGAGGCACAAGCAAGGAAGACACTGACAATCTTGCCGATATGCTTGAGGCTATGGTGCAGGATGCAATTGCGGTTATTCCTGATGACTCGAGCGTGGAAATTATGGAAGCAGCAAAGGCTTCATCTGCTGATGTTTTTGACCGGCTTATAGATAAAATGAATGCCGAGATTTCAAAAGCAATACTCGGGCAGACTTTAACAACAGAACTTGGCAGTGGTGGAAGTTTGGCAGCTTCTAAAACTCATATGGAAGTGAGAAAAGACATTATAGATGCTGATAAAAAGGTCGTTGAACGAACTCTAAATCAGCTTATCCATTGGATTTATGAGATTAACTTTAACGAAAAAGACATACCGAGCTTTGAACTATACGAGGAAGAAGATGTTGATCTAACCCTGTCACAAAGGGATAAAACCCTTGCTGATACAGGGGTTAAGTTTACAAAGGAATATTTTATGAAGACATACGGTTTTGAAAATGAGGATATCGAAGTGCCGGAGATAGAACCGGTTAAAGATAAAGAGCCAGCATTTAGTAATTTTAAAGAATCACAGTTTCCTGACCAACAGGCTATCGATGATTTTATCGGTTCATTTTCTGATGAAGAACTTCAAAAGCAGGCTGAAAAACTTTTAAAGCCAATATTGAAAAACATTGATAAATGTACTTCTTACGAGGAAATTTATGAAAAATTATCAGAGCAAGGCTTAAATACAACCCAGATTGAAACAATCCTGCAAAAAATCTTCTTCATAAGTGAAGTATGGGGGAGGCTAAGTGCAGATGATTAAATATTTGGATATGTTTTCAGGTATTGGAGGGTTCAGACTTGCTTTTGATAATGCAGGGTTTAAAAGCATAGGATTTTGCGAAATAGACCCGTATTCCAGAGGTTTATACAAAGCATATTTTGATACAGACGGAGAATTAGAGATTCATGATGCAACAAAAATCAAACCTGAAGAACTCCCGGACTTTGACATCCTTGTTGGAGGATTTCCTTGCCAGGCTTTTAGTATTGCAGGAAAAAGACGGGGATTTAATGACACAAGAGGCACACTCTTCTTTGATATCGCTAGGATTTTGTCATACAAAAAACCCCAATATTTTTTACTCGAAAACGTTAAAGGCTTACTTAGCCACAACAGTGGAAGAACTTTTGCAGCTATCATTAAAATTCTCACCAACATTGGGTATAGGGTTGAATGGCAGCTTCTTAATTCTAAGTTCTTCGGCGTTCCTCAAAACAGGGAAAGAGTGTTCATTGTCGGATGTCTTGGAGGAACAGGTGCAGGAAAAATATTTCCTATCTCAAGCATCGGTACAGAAAATTCTGGTAAAATCGGAAAACCTGAAAGACACCCCTTAAGTAAAGGTGAATCTCAAGGGAATAGAGTTTATTCAACAGACGGTACAAGCTCTTGTTTGACCTCACAAGGTGGCGGACAAGGCGGAAAAACAGGGCTCTATTTCATAAACAAGCCAAGATTCGACCAATACAAAGCTTCTGATATTGTTGAAACTTTAAAAGTTGCAGGGGATACTCCTTTAATGCGCGTAAGAAATGGCACTAAAAAGGGCTATGATGAAGCACAGATTGGTGATGGCATAAACTTAGCTTACCCGCACAGTAAAACAAGACGGGGACGTGTCGGGAAGAAGGTTTCTCAAACTCTCGATACTCACTGCCAAATGGGAACAATTGACGGCTATCGAATAAGAAGATTAACTCCGCTTGAATGTTTCAGGCTTCAAGGATTTCCTGATGATATGGTCGCAAAGGCAAGAGTGCTTGGGCTTTCTGATAACAGATTATATAAAATGGCAGGAAATGCTGTAACCGTTCATGTCGTTGAAACTATTGCAAGAAAAATTATGAATTTTATACAGGAGGAAGCTAATGAGCGAAACTCCTGATTTAAAATATTTGATAAGTTTAAAGCCTGAGCGAGCCATAAAATACCTTAAAGACAAAGGTTATAAGTTCAGTTGGGACTGGGAAGAAATCTGGCAGGATGCTCATCAAAAATCCTTTACAGTGGCAAAAGTTATGCGAGAGGACATTCTCAAGGATATCAGAGAAAATGTTGAAAAATCTATGCAAGAAGGTTTAACCCTGCAACAGTTCAAAAAAGAACTTGAACCAAAACTAAAGAACAAAGGCTGGTGGGGAATCATTTCAGGCACCCCTGATGAAGTCAGAAAAGAGTTAAAAAAGCGAAAACTTATCGTTGATGAAGCTCTTATTCCTGATGGGGATGAGCCGATAAAAATTCAGCTTGGCTCGCCTTGGCGGTTAAAAGCGATTTATAGGACAAACATCCAAACTACTTATATGGCAGGCAGGTATAAAGAACAGATTGATAATGTGGAGAATCGTCCGTATTTTCAATATGTTGCTGTAATGGACAGAAGAACAAGACCTGCTCACGCACAACTCAACGGTAGAGTTTTTAAATATGATGATGAGTTTTGGAATGGCTTTTATCCACCAAACGGTTGGGGTTGCAGGTGCAGAGTTAGGGCTTTATCAGAAGAGAACACTAAAGACAGAGATTTAGGAGTTGATTCTTCACAGGGGCAGTTATCAGAAGAAATGAGGCTTGTTAGCAAGAAAACAGGCGAATTAAGACCTGTTTCAGTTTACACAGACCCTTTAACAGGGCATAAAATTGAACCCGATGTCGGCTGGAGTTATAACCCCGGGCGTGAATTTAAAGTTAAGTAGTTTGGAGGCATATATATGACAATTGATACAAAATCACTTTTAAACTGGGTGGGAGGAAAACGCCTCCTTAGAAAAACAATAGAACCGCTTATCCCAAAAGACATCCTTTCTTATATAGAGCCGTTCGGCGGTGCTGGCTGGGTTTTATTTTACAAAGACAGATGGGCTGATTTGGAAATTTATAATGACTTAGATGGTAGGCTTGTAAATCTTTTCAGAATCGTTAAATACCATCCGGAAGCTTTAAAAGAAGAATTACGCTATCTACTTGGCTCTCGTGAAATATTTATGCAATTTATGAAACAAGAGGGAATAACTGACATTCAAAGAGCAGCAAGGTTCTTATTTTTAATAACACGCTCTTTTGGAGGTAGAGGCGGAACATTTGGAACTGTTAAAAAATCTTCAGGTGGAGCAAGTAAAAGCCAAGGCAATATTTTGCTAAAAATCGATGCTATACATAAACGTCTTGATAAAGTATTGATTGAAAATAGAGATTTTGAAAAGCTAATAACCCAATATGACCATGCCGGAGCCTTGTTTTACTGTGATCCTCCATATACATTCGGTTGTGGCTATGAAACTACTTCAACCGCTGGCTTTGATCATGAAAGGCTTAGAGATTTACTAAAAAATATTGAAGGCAGATTTTTGCTCTCTTATGATGACAGCCCAAAAGTTAGAGAACTTTATAAAGACTTTGAAATGATTGCGGTTGAAAGACTTAACGGAATCAACAATAAAGACCGTAAAAACAAAATGTTTAAAGAGCTTTTAATTGCCAATTATCCGATAAAGGAATTATTTTATGCCGGATCCGATAGAAATAAAGATTGACGACAGTCAAATTCAACAGGCTTTAAAACGGCTTGCCGGCAAGACTTCTGACTTGCGACCGCTTATGAAAAATATTTCAGGAATTATGATGGATTCTGTTGAGGAGAATTTTGATAAAGAAAGCAGGTCCGACAAGTGGACTCCGCTTGCTAAATTGACAATAAAACAACGAACTAAAAAAGGCTATTGGCCAGGCAGAATCTTGCAGATACGAGGCGAACTTGCTTCATCAATTACAAGCAAATATGATGACAATTCTGCTGTAGTCGGCACAAATAAAGTTTATGCAACTATCCATCAATTAGGTGGTAATGCAGGACGAAATAAAAAAGTCAAAATTCCTGCAAGACCATATCTCTCACTCACAACAAACGATGAGAAACAGATAATTAATGAAATTGAAAATTACTTAATTTAATATTTCTAAAAAATCAACCTTGATTATACTATTGATTTTAAACAAGTTGTGTTATATGGTAAAAATGTTATATGATACTGTAAGTAAGATAAGGTTTACAATGCGTTTTTTAATTGAATTATTAGAAAAAACAGAAAATAAAGATGAGGTAGTTTATCGAATAAGCTTGGGACATATTCAACTTAAAGCATTGGTTTTTAACAAAGATCATCACGCACATTCTGATAACGTAAAAGTTAAAATTAAATTCATAGAAGAATTTTGCATCGAATACCCTGACATTCAGCGAATTAAAGCCTTAAAGGCATTTGCTAAAATAGATGACGACATGAAAGAATATTACAAAATGCAATTCCCTCACGGTGGTTACAGAAAAGGTGGCGGTCGTCCAACGGGAAGTAAAAAAGAAGATCGTTCAGTTTGCTTTTACAAGGCAATTACCGCAGAAGAAAAAAAATATTTAGAAAAGTGTCTTAATGATTTTAGAATAGCAAAGCCTCTTTGATACTCCATACAGTCTGCTCTTTAAAATTAAGATGGCTACAGTTTCTAGTTTTGGGTGTTTCTAATATTGTTTGGGCTAGCCTCATCAATCTCAAGCTCCTATGATTCAATCTCAGCAATTTTCGGCACAAATGAAATTTATGCGGAAATCCACCAATTCGGCTGCGATGCCTGACGAAATAAAAAAGTCAAAAGCCTTGCACGACCTTATTAAAATTTAACAGAAACTGGAATTCATACAATTTAAATTAATTTTCGATCCAATTAATTATTTCTCTAAATTCTCTTAAGGTGTTTTCTTGAAAATTAGCTGCTGTTAGTTCTCCAGTATTGACTTTTTCCAAAAACAATCTAGCCCATAGTTCTTTCTTTCCAAATTCCTTTGCTAGTGTTAAGTTACCTTTGTTTGAATGAGCAACATCTTCCGGCTTTACATAATTTCTAAAATCCTGTTTTGTAAAAACATCCTCGATGGCAGTTTGCTCTAGTCTTTTTACCATTCTGGTAATTGTAGATTCGTCTTCACCCGCAAGAAGTTTTTCTTCAATTATTTTTTGAGTTTTTGATTCTTGTGAATTTTGACCTTCACCTTTATCTATAATGGTTTTAAACTGATACCCCCAGCCTAATAAAATGCTAGCAATATTTTTGATATTTTCACAACCACAAGATGGAATTAAATTATATGAAAAATCAATATTAAGTAATTTTACAAAAGCTTCAATATAATATTTGTCTGTAATGCCTTCAAGTATAACATTTTTATTATTACTCAAATCAAGACAAGATAAATTAACTAATCCCATAGCTGTTCTGAGAGGGGAAAGAGTATCTAAGGATTGTTCACCTTTCTTCGATGCCATTTGAGAAAGTGTATTTATCTTTGTACCCTCAGTTTTATCTTGGTAAATTAGTCTTAAACGAGTAAGTTTATCGTCAACATCAATCAACTTAGAATGATGTGTTGAATAAATTATTTGCATTCCCTTTAATGCCAAATCTTCAAGAACTTGTTTAACATTTTCTTGTGCTTTTTCGTGTAAACCCTGTCCTGGCTCATCAATTAACAATATATAACGTTCCAGATTCTCTTCATTTTTTTGAAGTGCTTTTAATCTTAAATAAAAAGCGTTGAACCATTGAAAACCTTTGCTTTTTTGTATTATGTATAAGGGTGTATTATTTTCCCTATCTACAAGAAATGATATTTGTTTCCCACGATCCTTCAAAATGAAAGAATATTTATTGCTATCTTCACCAATTAAGCTTTGAGTCCAATAATCGTTAAAATCGACCTTGAAGTTTGTTTCAACAGATTGCCTTTTTTGAACCTGTTCTCTATCAGGCATATTAATATATTCTTCTAAATTAATTTCAAAGGCAGCTTCAAAATCCAAAACAGCTTTATTCGTTTTAATATCTTCTATTGATATCGTTTCTGGCAATATATTATTAAAAGAATCATAATAATCAAATTTTGGAATATATTTTATTATTGCGGATGCTATTCCATCTTTTAGTTCTTCAATTTTATTATCCAAAGCATCAACGCTTTCATTTTCAGTATTTATTGATAGGCAATTTAGCTCATTATTCTCCGCTAAGGCATTGACTATATCAGAAATTATTTTTTTTGTTTCGTCTGTAATTTCTATATCATTGCTGTGCTCTCTGTATAAATTTATATGAGATAATTGTTTTATAATTTTTGTGTAATCATCATCTTCATATTCTTTGTCAGACTCTTCTAATTCAAAATAACACTCAACTAACGGTAGAGACTGATCTGTCCTTCTTAAATATTGCTCAAATTTTTCATCAGAGCCTTTCGTAAAATAGTTTAATGCTTCTAAAATCGCACTTTTTCCTGATTCATTTTGACCTGCTAAAACAGTAATATTATCTCCAGACAAATGACATACACCACTATCTATAATTGATTTAATATTTTTTATTCTAAAGTGTTTTAATTTCATTTTCCCCCTTAATGTTAATTATTTTCAATCAATCTCAAATGAGATTTTATTTTTATTGATGAATGCCCCTCTTCATACAGGAATTCATAATGTTTTTTGCTGATTGAAAAATATTTAACTAATTCATCATACGAATAGCCAAAGTTTTTTTGATAAACTTCTAAAACATTTTTAAATAATTCTGCTTTTTCCTTTGTTAATCCCATATCTGGCTCAACTTTTCTGTATCTTGCTCTGCTCATTTGAGACCACAAAGATTTTTCTCTAGATTCAGATATCGTTTTCAAAGTTTTTGCTCTATAAATCAAAGCAGCCATTGAAATATTCCATTTTCTTTTTAATACTGGCAAAGAATAAAAACTTAAATTTTCCAGATCACTTATTATATCTTTTCTAGGCATTAAAAATTCAGCTGCAAATCTGTTTGCTTCATCTTCGGCATCAGGAGAGGGGAATTTATGCATTATTGTATGTCCAAATTCATGAGTCTTAGTAAATCTATCTCTGTCTGGTGCCAAATTCTTATTTACGACAATAACTGGAACATTTTTCTTATTGTAAAAGCTAACGCCATCAAATTTTGTATCAGGGTAATTAAAATTAATAATAAAAATACCTAATGATTCTATTATGTTGGTTACGTTCCATACCGGGCCTTTTGGAATCTTTAAGTATTCTCTTAATGCTATTGCAACTTCTTCGGGAGTGTCGAGGTAATCCAAATTAATTTTCTCAGGAATATTATTGTCAATTTCAATAGAGTTTAGCAATTTCCCGATATGCATATCAATGATATTAGTGTTGGAACTTATGTATGATAGCTCATCCCTTTTTAAGGCACATTGCTTACGGTGTAATTTATACTCTGTATCAACAGGGGTATAAGGTTCATAAAAGAATTCTATTGGAAATTCTAGATTAGCTGCAAGTCTAGATAAAAGCTCTTCATCTATTGGAGCAATTCCCGATTCTATTTTGGACAATCTTGCTTGTTTTATATTTAATTCGCCTGAGAGCTTAAGTTGTGTTTTATTTTTAGCCTCTCGTGCGATAGTTATCATATAAGGGTTTACGGTTTCTTTCATTTTTGTTCCTATTTATTTCTATCAAATAAATCAACAACTTTCTTATCACTAGTTTTGATTTTTATTAGTGATTTTGTATCGATTGTTGTTGTCTCTGGTGCTACTTCATGGATTTTGACATTATTGTCTAATGGGAAGCTACTATCTACAGAACCATCTTTTTTATACTTAATCACATGTATAGCCTTGATAAAAGTTCTATCCTGGCTCGGTATATAACCAATTACAAGCGGATTATCAATTGTAACGTCTTGAATAATGTTTTCAAAAGCTAAAGTTACTTGGCAAGAATCATCAGTATATAATTTACACGGGCGAAGTTTTTCGTCAACTTTATTTATAGTGAACGCAAGCCCGGTTACAAACCATCTTTTTTTGTTGTTATGAGTTTTCTTTACTTCTCCAAGTTTTTTATCTTTAACGTACTGCTCCAAATCCCACCAATTTGCACAACTAGCATTTTTAGCTATAGCTGCATTATCCAAATGCATATCTTCTCGTGATTCTTTTCTGTTTACTTTTCGATAATTTTCTTTCATTATCGATGCAATGTCGTTTTTGACCGAATTTGTAAAAACTTCTTTGGCAACTTCCATGCTGTCTAACAATTTTATTCCTCCCTTGTTTAATTAATAGAATTATTATAGCACAAAGTTGTTAATAATCATTAAAAAATATTCCAATATTTATTCCTTTGCCTGTAGCTAATGTAATTACCAACTATTAGGGAGTATTGCATGGCTTAATATTTTGTTACAATCTGTATTTATATCAAATTTGAGCGTTAAAAAGTTAAAAAAATATAAATATTATTCTTTCGTTTTGTTTTTTTATAAAAAATCGTTTTTTATCTTGAACTATATTTTTCAAACCGTGACAAATTGTCACGGTGCCAGGATTTCTCTTTTTTAAATTACCTCTAATTAAACAGGCTAGACTGACCTACACCAACCCAATATATTTCTCAAAGAATTTCAAAAGTTTATCAATAACAGACTCTTTCTTTTGTTGTCTTTGTCCTCCGCCGAAGCGTGAAATCGGTGGTAAAAGTTTATCTAAATCAGTACCAGTTGTTTTTAGCGTTCCATCTCTAAAAGCATTGTCTACAAATACTTTTGTTTCTTCTTCTTTTAATCGTTCTTCTTCAATTATTGTAGACAAATCAGTTTCTTTTTGTGTATTAACAAAATTCTTCCAATCTTCATCAACTTTAGTAGAAACATTAACTGTATCAATGAATCCTTCAATAAGTTCTTTTTTGCTACGAAGTTCAATACTTGAATCTATTGCTTTTTGAATGCTTATAAGTACATTTTTATCTTCACAGTTAGATTTATGATATTTCGCAACAAGCATAAGAATATAATCGATGTTAATTTCTACTTGCTTTATAAGCTCAATTTCAAAAATAATATCGTCATTGACATTTTCTTTATCAACTTGTTCTCTGTTGGAATATTCTTGATATAGGTCAATGTAAATGCTTTGATAGTCTTGTAAATCTCTTTCAGAAATCTTTTTGTCATTTGCAAAATCATCAAAAGCCGTCAAAATATTTCTCAGTCTTAAGATTGTGCCAAATAAAGAAATAAAGTCTTTTTGATTGGTTTCGCCAATAATAGCTTGCCCAAGAGGGAATTTTTCTTTTAACCTATTTATTAATTCATCATAACCAGCGAAACTCTTGCCGTTATCATCTGTATAGCCGTAATAATACTCGTTATAAGTCTTTAAAAGAACAATACTTCCTGCTTTTTCATCACCAAACAGGGCTATAGCTTTGTCAGTTTCTTCTTGCAAATTTCTAAAACATACAATGTTTCCATAAGTTTTGACTGAATTTAAGATCCTATTTGTTCTTGAAAATGCTTGGATAAGTCCGTGGTATTTTAAGTTCTTATCAACCCAAAGAGTGTTTAGTGTTGTAGCATCAAAACCGGTTAGGAACATATTAACGACAATCAGCATATCAATTTCACGGTTTTTCATTCTTAGTGAAACGTCTTTGTAGTAGTTTTGGAATTTATCTGTTGAAGTATCATAATTTGTACTAAATTTTGCGTTGTAATCTTTAATGGAATATTCTAAAAATTCTCTTGATGGCTTGTCCAAGTTTTCTGTATCAAAACTTTCTTCATCCAATAAAATATCATCAGGATCTTCTTCATTTGTACTAAAACTAAAGATTGTTGCGATAGTTAGGTCTTTACGTTTTTCATCCAACTGTTTTTTAAATTCTTCATAATACTGTTTTGCAACAGGAATAGAACTAACAGCCAAAATCGAATTAAAACCCGATAATCTTACTTTTTGCTTGATTTCTTCAACTTTGATACGTTCATTTGAAGTTATTACATCGCTGATATTCGTGAGTTTGTTGAAAATATAAGATTTATCATTTCTTTTCGTTTTTTGGTTAAAGTGCTCTAAAATATAGCCTACGATATTGCTTATACGCTCAGGAGAAGCCAAGGCTTTTTCTCTATCTATAGCTTTAACTTGCTTATCCTTAGTTCCTTCTTTTTCCTTCATCGTGTTTATATAATCAATACGGAAAGGCAAAACGTTATTGTCATTTATAGCATTAACGATTGTGTATGTATGCAATGGCAGGACTTCCTTGCCACTTTCATCAGGTTCACCGCCAAATACTTGAGGAGTTGTTTTCAATAAAGGATTACCTCCAGAGGCGGAATTTTGGGCAAAAATTGGCGTTCCTGTAAAACCAAATAGGTGATAATTTTTAAACGCTTTAATTATTTGCGAATGAAGGTCGCCAAATTGAGAACGGTGGCACTCGTCAAAAATAAGAACCATGTGCTTTTTAAGTATTTCGTGATCTTTGTTTTTAGAAATAAAGACTCCTAATTTTTGAATAGTTGTGATGATAATTTTAGTATTAGGGTTTTCAAGCTGTTTTTTTAATACACTTGTAGACTTATTGCTGTTTGCTGCACCTTTTTCAAACTTGTCATACTCTTTCATTGTTTGGTAATCCAAGTCCTTACGGTCAACGACAAACAAAACCTTATCAATGTATGGCAAACTTGTTGCTAATTGTGCAGTTTTAAATGAAGTAAGGGTTTTTCCGCTTCCTGTTGTATGCCAAATATAACCTCCTGCTTTTATAGTTCCAACTTTTTTATAATTTGTTGAAACTTCAATCCTTGATAAAATTCGCTCACAAGCTGCTATTTGATAAGGTCTCATTACAAGTAGCAACTCATCAGATGTGAAGACACAATACTTTGTTAATACGTTTAACAAGGTATGTTTTGATAGAAATGTCTTGGTGAAATCTACAAGATCAGCTATGACTTTGTTACTTCCATCAGCCCAATATGAAGTGAATTCAAAACTATTACTGGTTTTTTTGCTTTTTACTTTTTGAGTTGAGCTTGTTTCTTTTATGTGACTTTCTCTGGTTGTGTTTGAATAATATTTAGTGTGCGTTCCGTTTGAAATAACAAATATTTGAATATATTCGTATAACCCTGATGCAGCCCAAAAACTGTCTCTTTGATAACGCTTGATTTGATTAAACGCTTCTCTTATTGCAACTCCTCTGCGTTTTAATTCAACATGAACCAATGGCAAGCCGTTTACTAAGATTGTTACGTCATATCTTGTGTTATGCGTACCTTCAGCTTCTTCATATTGGTTAATTACTTGTAGTTTGTTGTTATGGATGTTCTTTTTGTCCAATAAATAAATGTTTTTCGTTTCACCGTTATCACGTTTTAATGTCTGGACATGATCGGCTTGAATTTTTCTTGTTTTTTCAATAATGCTTTCATTTGAATTCGAAATGTTGTTATTAAAAAAGGTTTTCCACTCATTATCAGAAAATTTATAGTCGTTTAATTTTTCTAGTTGCACTTTTAAATTTGCAATAAGCTCAGTTTCGCTACGGATGGTTAAATAATCATAGCTTTGAGCGGATAACAACTGAATAAACTCATGTTCTAATTGAGCTTCGCTTTGATAAGAATCTGAACGAACCTCGGCTGGCTTATATTCCGCAACAACCGTGCTTTCATTTGTGCTTGCTACTATGTTATAACTCATTTATGCGACTTTCTCCTCGAATGATAATAATTTATCACGATAATACTCGTATTGTTTTTTTCTAGCCTCTATTTCTGCTGGTAATCCGATTGAAATGTCATTACATAAGGCATCAAATCTATCTAGGATTGCAACAATACGTTCTTGTTCGGCTAATGATGGAAGAGGAATTGTTACTTTATTTAAAACGGCTTGTGTTAAGCTTGGTACGCCACCAGCTGTATTGAGTTTCTCTAAATGCTCTTTTTTTAAGCAATAATAAATGTACTTTGGAATCACTTTGTTTATATCAATATCTGTATAAAATATGGTATCAACTGTCCAAAATGGCGTATCAACATAATATAATTTATCAATAGAGCCTTTTCTAGGAATTAGAACTGATGGTTTATCATATGCAAACCTATCAATATAAGTCATAATTCCACCTGTACCATATACTGGAATATCCCCTTGAGAAAAAGATTTATAATCTTTTCCATTTTTGATTTTAAGAACATCCTCTAATTTCACATATTTAACACTCTCATCATCTTCACTAAATGTAAGAAGTGAGTCACGATAATACTCATACTGTTTTTTTCGAGCTGTAAGCTCCGCTGTAAGCTCCGCTGTAAGCTCCGCTGTAAGCTCCGTGAAATTGTCCAAAATTCGGACAATTTCACGCTGTACGTCTATTGGTGGTATAGGGATTAATATTTTTTCTAATTTTGATGGTGTTACTTCAATGACTTTGGTTCCTTGTGCAATTTTAGCCTTTTGGGCGAAAAATGTACGAGTTTGTAACCAATATGCGATATATTTTGCATTTTGGTTATGCTTTAAGATTGCAGTGTGTCCACCTGTAACAATTTCTTCATCACCCAACCACGCAACGCATTTACATACATCATCTAGGTTCTCACTGGTAACAGCTATTATAATATCGTCTTTATTTACTTTTTTTAAAGTTTTAGCAAGTTCTTTTGAGACAAAGGATTTAGTTGTGTTTGTAAATGTTCCATAATAGGTATATATTTGCCCATAATGAATGCATGGTACTCCAGATTCGGTAAAGTCTGATTTTTTAAGTCCATTACCTCTTGTAATAGTTCCTATTTCACCCAAAGCCTTATACTCAACCCCATCAGGGCATAATTCTTCAATTAATTGCTCTAACTTGCTAGTCATTTTCACCCTCAACCTTCTGCGCTATTTGTTTGATTGCACGGTCAAAGTCTGATTCTATTTTTTGCTTTCTATTGTATTCGCTATATTCAGCTTCTGCTTTTGCATCGGCTTGTTTCTTGGAGATTTTGCCTTTATTTTTATCAGCCAGTACTTCATATTTTCTGAATTCTAAAAACTCATTAATACTTTTTGCAAATTCTTCCATTGTAAAAGTATTTTCACGCTCAATTAAGTCTTCAATATAATCAAAATAACCAGTTACGGCTCTTTCTAGCTGCTTAATTTCTTTTTCTCCCAAATAATTTTTTGCCACAGTAACATCAGATTTTAAAATACGACCGGCAGGAGAATTTTTCCAAGTTGTAAGCCCCATATTATCTTTGGTTTTATCTGATTTATTATAAATTATATCTGCCGCAGTTTGTCCTGTTATCGCAAAATGAAATTTGTTTTGGATAGTCGCATAAAAATCGTGGGTAAATTGAGCCGTTTTATCATAATCAATACTGCATTCGGCAAATATATCCGTAATCTGTTGCCATATACGACGTTCGCTTGCACGTATTGAGCGAACTCTCTCTAGTAATTCTTTGAAGTAGTCTTTGCCAAAAGCCGTCTTGCCTTGCTTTAAACGCTCATCATCAAGAACAAAACCTTTTTGCATAAACTCTTTAAGGATGTTAGTTGCCCATATTCTAAATTGAGTCGCTTTTGCAGAATTTACACGATAGCCGACTGAAATAATCGCATCCAGATTATAAAATAATGTTAAGTAATTTTTACCATCACTGGCAGTTGCCGAGATTTTCTCGGTAACTGAATCTTTATTTAATTCGCCATCTTCGAAAATATTCTTAAGGTGCAATGATATATTATCAGTAGTACAGCCAAATAATTCAGCCATGGCTTTTTGTGAAAGCCATATTGTTTCATCCTTTATAATTGCATTAACTTTGGCATCACTATCAGGCGTATTGTATATTAAAAATTGAAAATCTTTATTCAT